GACCCAAGGCGGCTATGGCCTGAGCCACTCGCTGCGGGGTCATTAGTCTTGTTGCATCTGTGCCAGCTTCTGCTTCCGCTTGCGACGCAAGGCGATTTGTGACGCCCTGCTGAAATGTCGCGGGGGATATTGTCTTGTTGGATTCTGTGCCCGCGTCAGTTTCGACCTGCGTCGCAAACTCTGGTACATTTGCTAACGCAGAGATTGCCTGCGCTACTCTAAGCGGCGTCATGTACTTGATATTATCAGTTCCTGTTTCTGCCTCGGATTGCGTTGCAATGACTAACTGCTGCCCAAGCGCAGCGATAGCTTGCGCCGTTTTCAAAGGCGTCATGTACGCTGTATCATCGACGCCAGCTTCTGCTTGTGGTGTGGTCGCTTTTGTAAGATTGTTCGCCAAAGTCGCGATTGCTTCCGCGACGCGAAGAGGCGTCATAAGTTTCGTGTTGTCTGTTCCAGCCTCGGCCTCTGCTTGCGATGCCAGCCTATTCGTTATCCCCTGCTGATACGTAAGCGGATTGATTGCCTTTGCTGTCTCAGTTCCAGCGTCCACTTCTACTTGTGTTGCATACGTCACCCCACCAGGGTTCGCAAGGATTGCTTGCTTCACACGCTCAGGTGTCATTAACTTGAGTGGGTTTGTACCTTCTTCGGCTTCAGTCTGCGTTGCGATTCGGTTGGTTATTCCTTGTTGGTAAGTTTCAGGTGATACAGCTTTAGCGTTCTCTGTACCTTCGTCCACTTCTGTTTGCGTGGCGTAGGTCACGCCGCCCAAGTCAATTGGCGGCGGCCAAACGCCGGCAGTCTTGGGGCCGTAAAACTTACTCGCTGCAGTGTCAAAGTAGAAGTCTCCATTTGTCCCGATTGCCGGTGTCGGCGCACCGGTGCCGCTCAGGATTGTTTTGCCTGCTGGCCCTCGCGGGGCAGGATTAGAGACTACTAACACTGTGCTCATAACGTGACCGCCTTGTTGACAATGATTGAGCCATACAGCACTTTTTCAGTCGTGTTGTCTGGCCGCGTGAAAAATAGGTCATACATGTAGCTCTCCGCAGTAAGGAGCATTGTCTGCGCCTTTGTGAGCGCAATCGTGAAGACACCGTTGGGTTCTGGCTCAATTTCTATGCCGCTTGTCTCTGTGAGTTCAATCACCACCGGCTGGCCGATGGCGCGGCGGATTTGCATCTTAGCTGTCCATCCGCGAATGTCCACTGGTTTTGCTTCTGTCGGGCATTCTTGCTCGTTGGTTCGTTCAGCGTATTGCATGACTTGCGAGTAGTCAGCGCCTTGGTCGATAGTCAGTGTTAAATAACCTGCGTTCATAATCCCTCCTACGATGGCCAATGAATCCGCGAGCTGGCGAACGATGGCGGACCGTTTGTGGAAAACGCAGCAAAGTTATTTACATGCCCGACACAAGTTCTCCAGTCCTTGGCCGAGAGCTTTCCTGTGTAGAGGGTAAATGTTCCGCCTAACGGTCCCCACACGACGTCACCTGACGCGTTAATCCATACAAGCAATCCGCCTTCACTCGCAGCAAATGATATCGGTGTAAATGTAATCCCTGTGTCCATTAACGTCCATGTAGCCCCATTGTCAGCGGATATGAAATATGCCGCAGTTCCTGTCGCCCTTCTTCCACCTGCTATAAACTTTTCATTCACCACTCCAAGGCCACAAATACTCAACGCCAGCGTCACCTGTGATGGGGGGTTCACGCCATCATACCGTCCAATTGTTGAGTCGTTCTGGTTTGCGAATATCAGCATGTTGGAATTTTTTGCGCAATAGTACATTCGCGCACTGGTCGAAAAAGCAACCGTAGGATACCAATCATAGCCGTTGTCCGAGTGAGCTATCCATGTATTCAATGGACCGCCAGTTTCGCGCAGCCCGAAACTGTACCAGCGCCCACGAAACTTAATCACCCCGGTCAATTGTTTGAATCGGCTATCCTGTTGCGGCCACCGAGCAACGTACCATGATGCACCAGCATTTGGGCTATACACTATTGTCCCATGCCGTTCGCGCGAGCTTGCCATAATTTCGTTATCGTGCCGGTAAATTCCAAACCAGTCATTCTGCATTAGATTTTTTTCGACGAACGCATCGTGCAAGCTATTAACTTCCAGAATGGCATTCCCGGATTCATTTGCAAAGGTAATAGGATACCGTGTAATGCTGACGCCTGCTGTGACAGCGGGTGCAGCGGGTATATACAACCCCAAGTGCAGAATTTCCGCAGGCCCGTGCGCGCCATTAGGGACGTTACTTGTCACGTATGGGTGTTCGCACAGTAGCCACGTGTCCTCATTCACAAAGCGAGTGCCTGCAGGCAAATGCCGATACATGGCGGTGTACATAGGCGCGGATATTAAGTACTGGTCGGCATATTTCGCAACGCCCATAAAATGGACAAAGCTGTTTCCCGTTGCTTCATAGACTTTATAGAATGTAAGCCCCAAATCATCAGAGCGAAATATTTTATTAAGTGCTGTCGGCGACGTCGCGCGTATGCTAAAAAAGACAACACCATCCACGAATTCAAGTTCTGCGATTTCATCGCCAGGCGAGACACCTGGAATGCTTAGTTCTGTGTAGCTCACACCGCTATTAGTTGTGCGGACATATATCGCAGAACCGGCGTAGAGTTTGCATAGAATATATGTCGTCTCGGCTAATCGCTTTATTACCCAGTTCCCGCCAGTTTGCGATAAACCTAAGCTACCCCATGATGCGTAGTTAAAACTTACGCCATAGTTTGTAGAGCGGTACATGCCACTATTCGCTGGCGCTAAGACTATTCCGGTTACGCTCGAGCCTGCCAAGATTGTCACCACATCCAATGTTGGATTTGCTAACGTTACCCCAGACCACGTTTGCCCATTGTCTAAAGATCTAAGCAGATACAGCCGCGCTGAAACTAATGGTGACCCAGTTCTTGCTGGTATAAACCATATAGGGCCGATGGTGGTTATCGGTGAATCCTCTTGGGTCAACGCTACACCTTTTTGGTAATAGGTAAAAATTGTGTTAGCGAATGGCAGGTTTACATCAGTCCATGATGCGCCGCTATTGTTTGACCACGCCATTTGGTTGTTGTTAAACAAGTGTGCAATTCGCCGTGTCCCCGATGCGTAAAGTAGCCGACTGAATTTGGTGTTTGGCCGCGCCGGTTCTGGCGACCACGTGAGTCCACCATCTGTGGATACAAAAGTCTTATTATCTGGCGGCGTTGCCAAGTTTCTTTGGTAGATACTGATTACATAGGTGCTGCCGTTTTTCAAAGTGTCCATTGCGTATTCGCGCTGTGGCGAAGTCACAGCAAGTGTCACTGAAAACGATGATACACTTGATACTGCTCCAGTGCTTGGCTTGCTTTCAATTGCATTTACTACGCGCAATGAACCGGATGATTGCGTTGCATTTACGTAATTTTTGACAGGCACCGCAAGACTTGTGCTCCAATTAACACCAGGCAAATCTGTGCTTGGATTAAATACTTGCGAAAAATTTATTGTGCCGTAAACTCCAGCAGGTTTCAGAATTTGCAATGCAGGTAATAGCCTTTCCCGCAATGTCGCCGATAGACCAGGTATTTCGACACTAAATGCTCGCCACACGTACAGACCCAGCAACTTCGGAATGCGAATTGAGTCTTCTGTCAATCGCACAACGTTAATCGGCAACGATGTGAAGAAGCGAAAGAAGTTTATGATTTTGTCATCACTGTTACCACTAATCCGCGCGAAAATCTTTGCCAAAATCAATGCCCGGTAGTCATCGTCATTCATTCCGTAGCGCGGCAAACCGTAGTCTTCGCCGATTGCGTCCAGCACGTCCCCTGATGCGTGGAACAGGTCTTTTATGAGTTTGTTTTCCGTCGCGGTATCAATCAAGACTTGCAAAGCATCAGCCGTGACTTCAAAGAGCTTTCGGATACGCGACTTGGGTGCGCTGCTCTTGTCATAGACATCTGGCAGTAGGTCGATGTACTCACTCAGGTTCATATCACAGTCACCGTGATGTTGATTTTGTCGAAGTCTGTATAAGCTTCTTCGTGAGTGTCGATGACTACAGCGTCAAGGTTAATCGGTGCGGGCACCTTCGCGAGCTTTACGACCGCATCAGCCAGCCCCGGAAACCTGCCAGGGTTGTTCACATCGAACAGCATAGCCTTGGCTTTCCATGCTATTACGTCTTCGCCGATTTTTAATCCCGGATACTGCACGTTGTCAGGGTCTACGCCGCCAATGTACTTGAGGATTTGGCGTTTCACTTCCGGGTTGCTCAGCGTCTGATTGTAAAGAGAGTTCACAGTGAGCGCGACATCCACGTATATCGCTACATCTATCACGCGCGAAAACTTTTCAATATGCGGATTGCCTTCTACGTCATAGACAGTGACAGATTGAGTTCCTGCGGACGCAATGCCCGCCGGGCGCGCGGAAAATATCGCATTGCCGATATCCACATCCGCTCCACCGCGCACCGTGATTTCAAAGCCGCCGGGCGGAATGATGCCGATATAGTCCAGCGTGGTGTTCTCCCTCGCAACGGCATCTATGACGCCTTCGACTTGCAGCACGCGGTTGAGAATAGCAGACAGTGAAGACGTGATGCCTAACGACCTGTCGTCAATCGCTCGTTTGCGAAACTCAGCATCTGATTCTGTGTCCTTACCGTCCTGCGCTGCCGAAATGTTTGTGACGGAAGTAACGCCATTCAGCGGCACCGGGATGAATGTTAGTGCTCCAATAGGCGCATTTCCCGCTGCACCGGCTACTTGTGCGGTTACGCCAACGTCCACAGTACCGCCAGCGCTAATAGTCACGGCAACATCAGTCTCGTATTTGCGCTTGTCTTCTGTTTCGACCACAAACCCGGCAGGCACGTTCGTTCCTGGTGCACCCGTGATTCTTAGTATCGCCTTTGCTTTCGTTGCTTGCTTCCGCTTCGTCGGCAGTGCTATTCTGTCAAGCTGCACTCCCTGCGCAGTGCCCAAAAAGTTCGAGTAATAACTGTCTTCCGAAACTTGGTAAAGGTCTTCTTTGACTTGCGTCAGGATTTCCGCGAACGCGCCCAAAAATGATTCTGGCTCCAATGACGGCTGATACGTGACGCCGCCGATGGTCTCGCTAAACTTTGCAATAATGTCGTCTTTTATCGCCTGTAAAATCTGCTCCCGCGTGGGGCGCGTGAAACCATGCGAGTCAATCATGCTGCACCACCACCAGATACTTTTCCGACATCTGTCTTCACGGTGTACGCAATCTGAGCTACTCGATTCTTGACGTCAATCGTTACATCGACTACATCCTTAACGTACTTGATTTTTCTAAGGGCTGATGCGATTATACCAATCAGCGCTTGCCGATTGTAGGTCAGCCGAAACACCCCCAGCCAATCCACGCCGCGCTTAGGGTCCGCGAACCAATTGCCTTTCCAAAGGGAGATTCCCACGTCGCAGATTTGCGTCACTGCTTCTTTGTCGTATATCCACGTTGGCCGTGAGTTCACATCCATCGCGATGTCTCCAGAGGGTGTGAGCTTGATGTCTTTCAGTGCCATACTATTGTGGCGGGCTGGTTGGGCTGCCCGGCGTGCCCGATATATGGACGTGAGTTCTCAGACTTATCGGCCCGGCTTTCACGTCGCCTGATGCGTTCACGTTCGCAGCACTCAGGTCGCCTGTCACGGACACGTCTCCGATAACAGTCACGTTCCCTTGCACGTTGAGGTTGCCAACAATTTTTAAGCCTGTGTCGCTGAGGGCAATGTACTTTCCACCTTTGCCAATTACCAAACCAGCTTCTGACCATCCGGCAGGTGCTGTCGTGCCTTTCGGCACCAGGCCACCAGTCACTGTGCAGTTTGAAAGCTGAAACCTGAGCAGCTTGGCGTTAGACCGCGTGTTGCCATCAATTGCTGGTTTCGTCGCTGATGCGTAGCACGAGACATGCACAAGGTCGCCGGTCGCATAGACTGGTCGGATGTAGTACCCACCGGCATAAATCATCTCCACTGGCACATCTTGAATATCTGGGATGTCTTGTTTCTCGCGCTTTCCGCTTTGCGCGTCTTTAACTTCGGCGAACAATCGTGGTCTAATTGTCGCTCGCATCGTCGTCTTGTCGAACGTCAAGATTTCCGCAACGAACGACATCTCGACTCTCTCAAGCGCGGCCAGGATGGCATCTTGTAGTAGCAGTTCAAAGTACATGGCTATATGTTCGTGATGACCGGCTGCGTTGATATGGGGCTGCCATCCATTGCGACCACGTAGCCGATGGTCGCGGACGCGTCCGAAAACTCATAGTCCGCATTTATCACCATTCCAGTCAGGCTTTTTGTCTCTGCGCTGCGCGACCTGTCCAGGTATTCTGATTCAATCCGCACCCATTCCCCAGGGTACAAAACGCGCGGCAGACCGAACAGCGTCTTAACGTTCCAATGCGTCCAGTTTACCCGCGCCGGGTGCTCAATCATTCCAGTAGTCGCGCTCACCACGGTCGGCGTCTTGCTGTCAGCTATCGCTGCTGTCGCGCGGAATACGTACTTGCCTTGGCCGTCCAGCGAGAACGCAAAACCAAATTCTCTGCCAAGGTTAGGGATAACGGTGCTCAAGATGGGCAGCGCAGTGTACATCACGTCGGCGGGTAAAGTTATTGCGCTGACTCGCTTATCTGCCTCAAGCTCAGACATGTCATATTGCAATCCAGGTATGCGGCCCAACAAGTCTTTCAACACCTCTATAAGCGGCTGACCTGCGCGATATTGCTCACTGACTCTTGTGTTTGGCCCAAAGAGCATCCCCGTGGAAGCATCGGAGAGCTGCACAGTGAGCACGCGCCCACCGACAACCTTCTGGTCATAGACATAGTACGGGAACCCGGCATACACCATCGGCAGTGCGTTCTTCAGCGCTTCAATGTCGCCATCATACGGAGGAGCGTAACCTGCGCGGATTTCCACACGCGGCCTCTGCTTGTAACTGATTGAGTCAAACGCGAACGCATCGGCCAGGTTTGCGGACGGATTGTGGATTGTTAAGTCACACTGCCCGAACGGCGTCGCGAACGCTTTAGAAAACCGAAACTCATATGCCAGCCCCTGTCTGTGATATGCTTGCCGAAACAAAATTTCGCGGATGGGCGCGTTAGTGTACTCGCCGAAATCATTTGTCGCGGCAAATACTGATATGACAGCTTGGCGCACTTTCATGTTTCTATGATTCCAGTCACAATCTTTATCTCGCGGCCAAAGGTTTCGTCAGTCAATTCCGTCGGCCCTAAGCCGGTTGCCTCGTAGTCGATATTCAGCGGTATGAGCTTGTCACGAAACGGCGCCAATAGGCTGTCCACGAAATCTTGGCCATAGACCAGCTTGTTCGCGAACAAAAATGTCCGTCCATTAGCCGCAAAAACTTCCATCGTGTAGAAGGAGACATCCGCAAGTTTGTTTTTGCGAAACCTGCACAAATACCCGCCGGTTGAAAAAGTGTAGTATTTGTCTGCGGGGACAATCTTTGCACCAACGTCCAGAAACTGTACTTTCAGGCTCATGCAAACGGATTCCTTGGTAGTGATACAAACCTTTCGAGCACGCCGCGCACGCCTTGCAGGCCACCAGTGAACGGCTCTTCAATGACGTACAAATGTTTGAGCGTTAGCTGTATTCCGATACCATCACCATAGCCAGCTTCAGACATCACCTGCATCCCCTCAATAAGCCAGAACAGGTCACCTTCAATCTTGGATATTGTGCCTAAGTCCACTTTCAATCCGCGCACTTTCACCAGCTTGCCTGATGATTGCCAGTCATATAGCACTTGTAGTTTCCGCGTCTGCTCATCCGCGCCAAGGTCGAAAAACTTACTCGCTACACTTATGCTTGTGTCAATCGTCGCAGCCACTGCTGGTGCTAACGCCGACGCGCGGCTTAATATCGCCCCCAACGGGTCTCGCCTTAGGTCAAAGTTACGGTTGCTCAATATGCCTGTCAAAGTCATGGGGATAGAGCTGCGTGAAACGTAGTCCGCGACGCTGCCGGAATCCTCAATCGGGTGCTCTGTGATTTGGACAGACATGTCCAGCGTTTCCGATTCCGTGACGTTCAAATACACGATGTCGTTTCCATCGACATCCTCAATCGACACTTGATTTTGCAGCACCTGGTCTGCAATGCTTAACGCGTCGCCAAGATTGTTTGCGGCGATTTGCCCAAACAGCGCCATTAAGTGACACCGCCCAAACTAAGATTCTGCCGCCAGATTGTTCTGGCTGCGTGCTCTACCGCTTCAATCACCGCGCGTTTTACATCGGCGACATTCCCGCCGTGAATACTGATGTTGTTGT